CCAACGCTGGACGGATAATCTCGTTCCAAATCTTAGGGTTCTGATCCCCAACCTCATCGAGACATACTCCGTCAAAGTACTGACCACGTAGAGAATCAGGATTGTCAGACCCATAAAGACTAATCCTACGCCCCCAAAAATCAACACGTAACTCAGCAATGTTAGCGATAGCACCAAGTGGCCTTGTATATTCTAGTAAGTAATCCCAAGCAATCCTTTTGGCTTGACCATAAGTAGGCGCGATATACGCTAGTCGAGGGTTTGGCTTCTCGCATTGGATTGCACTCTTTATCAGATGATTGATAGCCGCTACAGTTTTCCCAGCACGACGATGCATGACAGCAACTACAAATCTGTGCTTATCTAACGCCTCATGTAGCTCGTACTGGTGAGGTCTTGGCTTGTAGTTAATAGTTATTTCTGCCATGTAACCACGTGTTGTTGAGGCTCTCCATCCTTACCTGTAACCTCTGTTCTAGCCAGCTTAGGGATATGGTACTCACTGAGTTTATTCATCAGGTCTAAGGCTTTGTAAGGATCTTCCTGCGCTACCTCATTGAGCCACTTGTCCATGTTAGGAGCATTGCGCTCCAATAGATTAGCTATAGCCTCTCTGACGATAGCTGTGGACTTATTAGGCACTCCCTTCGGTCTACCCGGCCCTGCTAGTCCTTCGCCGATTTTTGGAGTTTTTTTATCAGTATTTGTTTCCATTTTTGCATTATCCTTTGGATGTCATGCTTACTTCAGTAGTCCTTGAACAATAAGTTCATTCACTGGAACATCATAAGACTTTAATGGGAATGTTTGTGATCTTTGTTGTGGTGTCATACCCATTCTTGCCTGAACTGCTCTGGCTTCAGCTTCTCCAGCAAGACGTAAATAAGCCTCGTCTGGATTAACGAAACGCATTTTTACATAACTTTCAATAAATGCTTTTTGATCTTCTGGGGTCTTTTGGTTTTTATAATTTGGCAACGATTTAGCATATTCAACCCATTCAACAGGGGCAAATTTCATAAAATCTTTTTTTATTTTTTCTGCACTACCACCCCTAGCAAATCCTTCTTTTGCTTGGATAGCATGTTGCAATTCATGAGCATATACATCTCTTGGAACTGCTTGATTGGCATTAACAAAAATTGTGCCTCCTTCTCCCATCTTCCAATATAAAGGATCTGATGGAGCCTTATAACCTGCTGATTGATCTAGTTCAGGAGTATGCTGAACCTTTACACCTCGTGGTATTTGGTCATAAGCAGCTTGTAATTCAGGATGACTAATAGAAATACCTCCACCAGTTGCCCTATAGTCATTTATTTTTAAATTTACATCACTTATTTCTTGGCGCAATTGTTTATCAGGACTTCTAAACGTACCAGTTTGTCTCCATATTTCTTCAGGAGAAACACCTTTTTTCTCTAATTCAAGAAATTTAGCCTCGGCTGCTTTATCCCATGTTTTAGCATTTCTACCAATAAATGTACGTAAAGCACCTTTTGGGGCAGTTCCTAATCCACCACCACCAAAAGCATTTATTGCAGTATTTACTGCTTCTTCTGGGCTAACTTGACCACCTCTAGCAGCAACAATAGGAGCAGATACCGCTTTAGCAAGCTCATAAACAAACTGAGGCGCAATAAGTCCTGCGTTTTTGTTGTATCTTGGCAATAGACTTAAACGATCTTCCATAGGAACCATACCAAATACATTTTTGGTTTGTTGTTCTACAGGAGTCAATAACCCATTAGCCATAGAAAACCTCGTACATATCTGGCCTGTTAGCCTTTAACCACGCTTTAGGCTCCTCTAAACACTTCTCGTAATCCATTCCCACTGTTTGTGATCCAGCATGATGAACATACGCCCTGCTCACGAAATGCTTATATCCCGCCTTACTCATGTCCATACAGATTATATTATCTGAAAACCAATTGATACTAGGAAATTTAGCTACGTTCCATGCCTCTTTATTGATTACCGCACATATAGGAGCTATTACTTCAGCCTCTTTAATATTTCCTTCGCTTAAGTATTTCAGACCTTGAATCCCATCATTCTCTACCGGAAACCTAATATTCTGGTCATGCAATACGTAATCCGATCTTGCTCCTAGCCAACCTACTTTAAATTCCCTATTAACTGTCAGAAACTCATAGTCTTTCTTTAGTCTTTGATAGGTATCAGGAGTAAATACCACATCATCATTGCATACAATCAATGAATCATGTCTGGTAAACGCATAATCGATAATCTCGTTATATGCATCCCCGAAATTGGTAGCACTATTTGGCTTGAAGATGATATTTCCGTAGTCTCTAGTTCTTGCCCACAATCCCAAATTATTACCGCTAAGGAATATTGGTATATCTGGGGCGTATTGTTTGAGTGACTCCAAAAGAACATAGATAGACGGGCTATTGACTGTAGCTATTACGATTGCTTGCATTAAATGTCCTATTTAGAACGTCTTTAAAAGCATCATTAAATGGCCTCGCCTTAGTCTTACCTTCTATCTGGCGAGTAATACTTGCACCCATTAAATCAATATAGTATTGCAGTAACGCAAAATACTTTTCCTCCGATACAAACTTCCTATATTCCCGAATCAACCACAACATAATTACCGGAAATACATAGTCATAATCACCTAACCATTCAGCCGTTCCCCAAAAATTAAATGTCTTAGGACTCTGGCTATATACTGCTTTTGTATCTTTAGTGAAGCATTCTATCAGCGGTACATTGTGCACCTGCCTGATCCTTGCATCTGTCTCGTCATTCTCTATCGGCTTATCCCACCTACAAGCCTCTTGACGGAAACAATTGACCATCAACTCACCTAATAACGTATCCGCTACATTAGGGTCAATAAGGTCAGGAAACTTACACTCGACTATTCCCTCGTATTTCCCTTTAATCTGTCCCATTGGAACATCAGGAAACGCATCCCAGACTCTACCTGCATCATCTGGGCTAAATGCCATTGTGTTGCAATAAATGTAATCTACATCGTAATTCGTCAGGACAAGTAGCTCACCTATTGAGCCGGGAATAAGGTAGTCATCATCCCCAATAATCCAGACAAACTTAGACTTAAACGGCAGGTTATACGCATAAATAAAGTTAGCCGCAGCACCTAGATTCTCTGCGTTATGCCTAACTTCTATCCATTTCTGAGCGTTAAGATATTCTTTAGTCCCGTCTGTACTTCCATTATTCGAGACAAATATCTTTACCCTGTCCTCATAGCCCTTTAAATCATATCTAATTGCTCTTAGACAATTCTTGAGCTTACTTAACCGATTGTAAGTCGGTATATAAATTGTTAGGTCTACCATTTAACCTTATCAGCCCAATACGCAGCAGACATCTTTCCCTTAGCGATATTTGACGCATGGCGGGCTTTAAACGATGCTCTACGGGCTTTATCAGCCGCAGACTCACCTTCTCTAGCAGGAGAGCCAGAAACGCCTTGCTGACCGAATCTAATTAGCTTTACCTGATCGCCAGACTTAGCCAATACCGCATGGCTTTTGGTAGGATGACTCGGAGTTTTCTTTGGCTTGTTATAGCCAGCAAACTCCTCTTTCCCGCGCTTAATCATTTCTTCCTCGGCTTTGCAGTCTTAGCAGCTTCCTTAAACGCATCCTTTGTCGGAGCACCCTTAGTACCCGGTTTACGCATCTTCTCGCCAGAACCCTCTGCTATACGCTTACGCTTTTTGTGGATATTGCTATAGAGACCGGCTTTCATTTCTTCTTACCCTTTGCCATCTTTGCTTCACTTAATGCAATAGCAATCGCCTGTTTAGGATTCTTAACTACTTTACCGCCCTTACCTGAGTGCAATGTGCCTTCCTTAAACTCGCGCATTACCTTGCCAACCTTCTTCTCCATCTTGGTTTTCTTCATTTAATACTTCCTCTAGCTTGTCTTTAAGTTCCCATTCGGTAACAGAATATCGCTTTTCAAAAGCTTTACGGCCTAAACCGTGATACCCAGTGTTACCCCTGTGATGCTCAGGACATAAAGGAATAGCATTGTCATGAGAGTTCCTAACACCCATCCCTAAGCCCATACCCCTGATATGATGAATCTCAGCAGGAGTGCCAGCATTACCAAGTTTATAGCACAATATACAGCCAATATCAGCTATTTTGGATAGGTATTCTTTCTCTCTTTTTCTCATTTATCCTCTAGCTCGTATAGCCTCAGCATAATTTCTACCAAAATAAAATTCATCATCGTCACAAGCCTCACATAACTTAGCGCATTCTTCTCTTTCTTTCTTTACCGCAGCATCAATAGCTTCCTTAGATGCCTCAATAATCGCAATATTGTGTTTTATTAATATCTGCTCAATAAGCCACAATACGTTTTCGCCCAAATATGCCGCGGCTTCTCTCTTTTTATCTTCAGTCATGGCACTCGCATAAGAAACTATAGCAATCAGGACAATATCCAGTTTCAGCCAGCTTCATCCTTACATCCCATCTAGCCTTACCGAATTTCTTACAAGCCTCTAAATCATTGCTATCAGGTAAGTCAGTATCCAGAAACCTAGCAATACACTCAAATAGCTCGTTATGCTGATTCCATACCGTATCTAAACTTTTAGTCTGACTCTGAATCGTGGCTTCCATACGATCAATAGTGGCTTGTTGTTCCGCAATAACTCGCTCAAGACTCATTCTTTTTCTCCGGTTGATAATCACGGAATGACTCGCCCTCATTGCATTTAGGACATACCGTTACCGTACCGTCAGAACACCACGGATCATTAGCCGTAGGGATTTCGTTCCAATCTTCAACATAGCCGCAATATTCGCATTCAGCCAGATTTGAGTCGTCTATTTCCATCTCCTTTTCTTTATGGGTATTTATTTGTGTCGCACCTTGACTGCCAGCAGGCCATATATATTGATTTTGATTAATAGTCATATCGTATCCAAACCGCATAGCGTTAATTAACTGTGAATTCATAGCCGTAAACTGCTTTGGATTCGGCTCATCAGGACAGATTGTTATTGTG